AAGGTATGTTCGGCTTTATTTCAAACTTTAGCTGGTCATTTAGAAAAGATGGCGGATATGAATGCACTATTAAAGTTGTTTCAAAGGGTATTATCTTAGATTCCCTATCTATGGGTAAAACATCTGATGCAACTGAAGCAGCTGGAGAAAGCGAAAAAGACACAGATGAACGTAAAAGTATTTTTCACTTTATTTTTAATAGATTAGAGCGAAATACCGGTACTATACATGAATTTGACGGTAAAGAGTGGTTAAGTGGTGGAAAAGCAGATGCTAAAGATATAGCAAAATANCTAGAACCTTTTAAAGTATTCCGNACAAAACAGCAAATAGCAGACGGAATAATTTTTGATACAGCTATAGAACTACAGTACGTTACTCTACGTACTATACTTGATATTTTTAATAAATTTATTACTCCTTATAACCCTAGAAATAGAGAGAAGCTATGTGCTTTTAGTTTAGATTACGGTGAAAAATTTATAACTGTACCTCAACATATAAGCACTAACCCTTTACACGCTGTCCCTCCTAAAATACCTAGTAATCTTCCTTCTGAGTATAAAAGAGCTGACACTTATAGTATCTTTAGAGATGAACTACATAAGAAAATGCAAGCTCATGTAGGAGATAAATCTGATGACTGTTTAAATATAATGGTTAGTACTTATTTTGTAAAAAAATGTGTTAATAGCGTAGTAGATGGTGCACAGGAAGAAGGAGTAGGTGTATTTGATTTTTTGAAAGAAGTCCTATCTGGGATTAATAATGCTTTTGGTGAGATTAATGATTTAGATTTATTCTATATCCATGATAGCGAAGGAGTCTACAAAGTTATAGATAGAAAAAACACTCAAACTAAAAATCTAGAAGAAATTAACTTGACAGGATTATCCTCTACTATAGTGGATATAAACCTAAGCAGCAAAATATCACCAGCTATCGCTTCACAAGTATCTATAGCAGCACAAGGTAACTCAGGTAACTATAAAGATAATGTAGAGGTAATTTTAAAATGGAATGCAGGAGCAGTAGATAGACATATAGAAAGAAAAGAAATTACTGCAACTGAAGATGAAGTAAAATCTGCTGTAGCAGCAGCCGAAGCCGCTGCAAAAAAGAGAAAAAAATATATTGAAGACCTATCTAATACTTGGAATGAATTCAATAACGGGGGACCAGAAGCAAGTGCCTTCTGGACTGATCAAAAATTTGACGAAGAAGATTGGAACCGACTAAAAAATGAAAGTATAGCAGAACTAACTAGATTTTATAAAGAACAGAGAAGAGTAGATAAGAACCCTGTTAAAGGAGTCGTACCTGTTGAACTATCACTTAAAATGCTAGGCTTAACAGGATTTAAAATTGGAACTGCATTTAGAATAAAAAGAGGATTACTTCCTAGTAAGTATGATGAATTTGCTTATATTATAACAGGATTAGATCATGAAATAGGAAATGATAATAAGTGGTATACAAATATTAAAACTCAATTTTACGCAATTCAATAATGTATTTACCTAAATCTAAACAAAAAAAAGGAGGCAAGCCACCAGGAAAGCTCATAGATCCAAAAACTGGATTAGCTTTTTTAGGTAAGTTTGTTATGGACCATCTTGGAAATTTTTTTAAAGGAGACAAAGTGACTTCTAAATCTGAACCTTTAGAGCTAGTTGCAGATGAAGAAGCAGACAAAAAATTAGGATTTTTTAACGTTCAAAGGAAACCTTCCGATAAAGATTATGCAAAAGGTTCTTTTGATAGGTATTTTGCAAAAGATTCTAGAACAGGTAAGATTATAGAATTAGACAAAGAGGGGTATTTAGCGCAGCGTAAAGAAAGCAAACTATATAGACGTACAATTAAAATAATCTGGTACGTAACAGGCAATCCAGAAGACGAAATTATTAACGGTTACCTCTACCCTGGAACTAAAGCTAAAAATCAAGATGTTATTAACCAAGCAGAAAAACTTATACCAGGATTAGGTGCTCAAATACTAAAAGACCCAGGACAGTTTGTTCGTAAGTAATTTATTCTTATATTAGAGTAAAGGTTATAATAAGTGTTTTATATAGTTGAACAAGAAAGTAAGTTAGAAANCTTACAACGGTTATCGAAATTAGGGTTATATGTAGATGTAATATCATCTAACGACTTATACCATCCTAAGCTCACCACAACAGTAGCAATTTACATCAGACCAATAAAATCAGATCACGGGTATATAGTTCCTATAAATCATGATGAAGGTTTTAACGTTGCAAAAGAACGTATCTACGGTATTCTAAATTCTGCAAGTACTTTGTATACTTTAGATAAGAAAAACCTTCTATATCACTTTAATCTACAGGAAGCAATAGACTTATCGTTAGTTTACTCGATGGTTAAGTACGACAGATTAGAATATTCAAGAGAAAATAATACTCTAAATTACTTTTATAATAAATTTAGAGATTTTAAAAATATAAATCAATTAATTCCAATATCTAAACTTTACGAGTCTTGTGAAAAAGTATATGATCAAGTTAAAAAAGTTATAGAGATAGATATTCCTAGAGGGTTTGATTTCTACAATAAAACTGCTACTAATGTGTTTTACTTATTAGAGCAATCTGGTATAGGAATATATTATGAACAATTTAACGAGGTATTTAATCCTCGCAACCCATTATACAACACACAAAACAACTCAGTATTAACTTCATACAATTTATACAATGGAACTTCTAGACCTACTAATGCTTTCAATAGCGTTAATTTCGCTGCTATACCTAAGAGCGACCGACACCGTAAGTGCTTCCGTCCGACCGGGGACTATTTTGTTGAGCTGGATTTTGATGGTTATCACCTTAGGTTACTTTCTGAACAGATTGGCTATACATTATTAAGCGAATCCGCTCATAACCAACTAGCTAAACATTATTTTGGTACAGAGGATATTACCGAAGAGCAATATTTAGAAGCAAAACAAATAAACTTCCAAGCAATCTACGGTAAAATACCAGAGGAACATAAAAATTTAGAAATATTCCAAAAAATACAGCAGTATATTGACGATATGTGGAAAACTTTTGAAAAAGACGGAGTAATTTATAATCCAATATCTGATAAACCGTTCTCTAAATCGTTAAAAGAGATGCATCCAGCTAAATTAATGAATTATATGATGCAAAGCTTGGAAACTGCTAGAAATATTCTTATATTAAAAGATGTACTAAGATATTTACAAAACAAAAAAACTAAAGTAGTTTTATACACATATGATGCTCTTTTGTTTGACTTTCATAAAGATGAAGGTAAGGAAACATTAGAGGATATTAAAGAGATACTTGAATCTGGTGGGAAATACCCAATAAAATTTAAATACTCAAAAGATCTCGTGTTATAGAACATAAAAGATATTTATATATGAATACAAATGTTATCGCTCCATCGTTCGACTATGATATCGAACCAATTTATATAAACGAAGATATGAGTAACAAATTATTTTGTACCTTCGCTACTGAAACCACACTAGATAGTGTATTGGAAGAAATTCAGGAGCGTTACAAGATCATATATAGCAAAATTTTTGTCCTTTACTCTAAAAGTCAAGATGAGTACATCTGTACATACAATGTAGACTTTGGAAACATAGGGACTTTTTTAGAAAATACTATTTTAGTTCACCGTAAAAAAGAGTCTAACACTCTTTATACGATTAATGCACTTAATACCCTTATTAAGGAACTAAACGGAGGAGTATTAGATACTTCTTACCGAATTAACTGGGCAGACTTTAGAAACTGTATACTTCTTACTAAAGGACCTGAGCTCAAAAGGGTAAATACAAAGTTATTTAGGATAATAGAGTTGGATAGTTAAACTCTTTTTCTTATATTGTAGTAATAAACGTTATATTTTAAAATTAGTTATATGGATTTAAATGCAATCAAGGCTAAGCTAGATGCCTTAAACTCTAATGGTCAAGAGAGAGAAAAAACTGACTACTCAACAATTTTTTGGAAACCAAGTTTAGGTAAGCAAACTATACGTATTGTACCTTCTGCTTTTGATCCTGCATTCCCGTTTAAGGAAATGAAGTTTCATTACGGAGTAGGAAAATACCCAATGGTAGCTTTATCAAACTTTGGTAAACAAGATCCAATCGAAGAGTTCGTAAAAGAGCTTAGAAAAACTTCTGATAAAGACAACTGGTCTCTATCTGGAAAACTTAACCCTAAGACTAGAGTATTTGCTCCAGTAGTAGTAAGAGGAGAAGAAGACAAAGGAGTACGGCTATGGGGTTTCGGTGTAACAATCTATAAAGCATTATTAGCTTTAGCAGAAGATGAAGATATTGGAGACTTTACAGACGTAATTAACGGATGGGATATGGTAGTAGAACAGACAGCAGGTAATCCTTACCCTGAAACTACTGTTCGAATTAAACCTAAACAAACTCCATTATCAGACAATAATGATCAAGTTGATTTATGGTTAAAGACACAACCTAACCCTACTGAAGTACATAACCAGTACGATTACAACTTTATTAAGAAGCAACTACAAAATTACTTAAATCCAGGTTCAGGTGATGCAGCTGAAGCAGAAGCCCAGGCTACTACTAACGATAGCAATATCGATAAGACTTTACCTGAAAGCTTAGGTCAACAGAAATCTGACTTTGCTACTGAAACAGCAATTGCAGGTAACCAAGACACAGTGAGCAAGTTTGATGATTTATTTAACGAGTAGTATATATGGCAAAGAAGAAAGAAGTACAAGCAGCTGCATCTGCGGCAGTCAAGAAAGGTTTTAATCTTGGCAATTTTAAGAAGAAGAAAGGTTTTTCTGAAGCTTCTGTTAAATTTAAAAAACAGGAATGGATACCTCTTTCTCAAGCATATCAGGATATTACATCTCTTCCCGGTATTCCTACCGGGCACATTACTCTACTAAGAGGACATAGTGATACGGGTAAAACAACTGCCCTACTAGAAGCTGCAGTAAATGCCCAAAAACTAGGCATATTACCAGTCTTTATTATATCAGAGATGAAATGGTCTTGGGAACATGCTCGTGAAATGGGCTTACAGTTCGAAGAGATTAAAGATGATGAAGGTAATGTAATTGATTATGAAGGTCATTTCCTATATGCAGATAGAGGAACATTAAATACTATCGAAGAGGTAGCCGTTCATATGGCTGATTTAATGGATGAGCAAGCTAAAGGTAACTTACCTTTTGATCTATGCTTTTTCTGGGATTCAATTGGATCTATTCCTTGTGATTTATCAGTACGTTCTAATAAGAACAATAATGAATGGAATGCAGGTGCGATGTCTACTCAATTTGGTAATAACTTGAATCAAAAGATTCTATTATCAAGAAAGCAAGGTTCACCTTATACAAATACTCTAGTAGCTATCAATAAGGTATGGACACAGAAGCCTGAACACCCTATGGGTCAGCCTAAACTACAGAATAAAGGAGGAATGTCTATGTGGTATGATGCTACATTAGTAGTTACTTTTGGTAACATTACAAACCCTGGAACTTCTAAGATTAAAGCTGTAAAAGACGGTCTTCAAGTTGAGTTTGCTAAGAGAACCAATATCCAGATTGAAAAGAACCACATTGGTGGAGTTCAATCTAGAGGAAAAGTAGTAATGACATCACATGGTTTTATACCAGACGATAAGAAAGCTATTGATAAGTATAGAGACGCACATAAAGAACACTGGTTAAAGTTAGTTGGAAGTATTGACTTCGATCTTATTGAAGAAGGAGATTTAGAGGAAGAGAAAATAACAACCGGAATCTTAGATTAATGAGCAGCTATAAAGATTTACTAGACAATCTTAAAGAAACCCCTCCCCGAGAGCTCAATGACCATATCTTGGTCATAGATGCTATGAATATGTTAATTCGTAGCTTCTCACTGCTCAAAGCAATGAACCCATCAGGCCACCATGTAGGCGGTCTGGTAGGCTTCTTGCGATCATTAGGGTTTGTTACACGAACTTTTGATCCAACAAGGGTAGTAATAGTATGGGACGGAAAAGGAGGTTCTGCTAATAGAAAAAACATTGATCCTAATTATAAGGCTCAACGTGCTACTTCTAGAATTACCCACTGGGGGCTCTATGATAGTAAAGCTGAAGAAATGGAAGCATTAATTGGACAATTATTTCGTACTCAAGATTACTTAGAATGCTTACCAGTTCAGCAGATTATGATGGAAAAATTAGAGGCAGATGATATTATTGGTTTTATAGCTAAAGAATCTTCATTATCTAAAGTTAAAAAATGTACTATAGTATCTTCAGACAAAGACTTTTTACAGTTAGTGGACGATACTGTTGAGGTTTATGCACCCGTAAAAAAGAAAACCTTTACTAAAGATAACATACAAGCTGAACTACAGGTATTACCNGAAAATTACAATGTAGTCAAAGCCTTACTAGGAGATAACTCTGATAACTTAGCAGGAGTAAAGGGTTTAGGTATAAAAACTATCCTTTCTGAATTTCCAGCATTAGTAGATCAACCAGGTACTACCTTAGAGTACGTATATGATGTATGTGCTAAAAAGTTAGAAGAAAAAAAGGTTAAAAAGATATTCCCTAAAATTATCACAGAATGGGATAGAGTTGAAACTAACTTTAAGCTCATGGATCTTAATGAATCTGATTTAAGTGAAAAGGAAATGGAATACGTAATGAACATACTTACAGAACCAATACCTAGCCTNCAGACCGGAGCATTTTTACGTAATCTAGATACAGATAAGATTGAAGGTATAACTAAAAATACCGAAGGGTGGTTAGAAAATTTTAGAGGGTTAACTACGGTGAGATGAAAATAAAGGAATTGCTAATAGGAGCTATTTTATTTTTACTAGCTCAATCTTTAGCATGGTATCAAACAAACGGTCAGTTTATTAGTGAGTGGTTTAAAAATAACCCCATTGTTGTATCAGCTTTAATGGGTGTACCGGTAGGTATGGGTTATATTTACGGAACTGCTTACATTGTAGAAGGTTTTGGCGGTACATTATGGGCTGCAA